ATGTATGTTTGGTGGTGCTACAGGGGAGTCTGATACCACGTCAGGAAGAATGATGTTTGCACCAGTTCCTGATACAACGTATAAATTTAGAGTTCATTACAATGCAGCCCCTGCATTATTAGAAAATAATGACACCAATTATATTAGTCTTAATTTTCCAAATGGGCTATTATATTGTTGTTTATCGGAGGCATATGGGTTTTTAAAAGGTCCGATAGACATGTTGACATTATATGAAAATAAATATAAACAAGAGGTACAAAAGTTTGCTAACGAGCAAGTTGGTAGAAGACGAAGAGATGACTATACTGATGGCGCTATTCGTATACCGGTAACCTCAGCAAACCCGTAGGAGAAAAATTATGGCAATAACATCTGCAATATGCACAAGTTTTAAACAAGAGCTTTTAGTTGGAACACACAACTTTACAGCAACTACAGGAAATACTTTTAAAATAGCTTTATTTACAAGTTCTGCAACTTTAGGTGCAGGCACAACAGCTTTTGCAACAACTAACGAAATTACTAACTCATCTGGAACTGCATACACATCAGGTGGTGCAACTCTAACAAGCGTTACTCCTACAACAGATAGCACGACAGCTATCTGTGATTTTGCAGACGTTAGTTTTACTTCAGCATCTTTCACAGCTAATGGTGCATTAATTTATAATTCATCACAATCAAACAAAGCAGTAGCTGCTATTGCTTTTGGTGGTGATAAAACTGTATCATCTGGTACGTTTACAATTCAATTTCCAACAGCTGACGCAACTAACGCAATCATAAGATTAGCATAAGGAGGTCCTCCTTATGGCAAACACTTGGAATCAATCAGGAACAACCTGGGGCACAGGTCGTTGGGGAACGACTGAAGCTTTTACAAGTGGTTGGGGTGTTGATGCATGGAACACAGGTGGATCATGGGGTCAAGCTAATGACGAAGTAGCACAATTAACAGGTGTATCTGCAACAGTATCTTTAGGGACTGTAATTTCAGGATCTAATACAGGTTGGGGTAGAGCTGAATATGGTGAAGAGCCTTGGGGAGAAAGTCATAACCCAGTCGTTACATTAACAGGAGTAGAAGCAACTTTTTCTGTTGGATCATTAACTGCATTTCCAGAACAAGGTTGGGGTAGAGATACTTGGAATTTTGAAAGTTGGGGCTTTTCTGGTTTAACTGTGGAAGTAACTGCACCTGATGCAATCGTATCAGACTTAGGTGCTAACGGTTGGAGTAATGCATCTTACGGAGATAACGGTTGGGGAATGTTTACTTTAAATCCTGCTGATGTTGTAGGATTAACAGGACAATCAGCAACTGCTAGCGTTGGATCACCAACTCCAATAATAGATTTTACAGGAGTTTTATCTGGACAAGCTATAACAGCTTCTCTTGGATCAGTTAGTGTTGAGGACATGTCTGTAGGATTAACAGGTCAGTCTGCATCGTTTAGTGTGGGATCAATATCTCCTGCAGATGTAGTAGGATTAACAGGTGTATCATCAACATTAAGTGTTGGAAGTGTTGTAGTAGCGAATATAGAACTTATTGACTTAACAGGAATTTCAGCTACATTGTCTGTTGGATCAGTAACTGTTGCTGACATGGCTGTAGGATTAGCAGGTCAAACAGGTACATTTTCTGTTGGATCAATATCACCTGCAGATGTGGTAGGATTAACAGGAGTAGAAGCAACTGCTTCTGTTGCTGGATTTGGCACTGCAGATGGTTTTGGAATACAAGCGTATCAAGCTGTTGACACAGGTTCTAATACAAGTTATACAGATGTAGCAGCGTAATAGGAGATAAAAATTATGGCATCAACATTTTCACCTTTAGGGGTAGAACTTCAAGCAACCGGAGAAAATGCCGGTACATGGGGGACGAAGACTAATACTAATTTACAACTAGTTGAGCAAATCACTGGTGGTTTTACTACACAAGCAGTATCAGATTCAGGAGATACAGATCTTTCAGTATCTGATGGTTCAACAGGTGCAACTCTTGCGCACAGAATTATAGAGTTTACAGGATCATTAAGTGGATCAAGAAACGTAACTATACCTATCGATGTTCAACAAGCATACATTTTAAAAAATTCAACAAGTGGATCACAAAACGTAGTATTCAAATATGTTTCAGGATCAGGGGACAGTGTAACTCTTGCTCCTGGTGCAGTAAAATTAGTTTATGCTACAGCTAATGATGGAACAAATCCAGATATTGATGATTGTGGATTTATAACTGCTTCATCCACTGATACTTTAACAAACAAAACTTTAACAGCTCCAAAGATTGCAGACGCAGGTTTTATTGCAGACGCAAATGGAAACGAACAGATTATATTTCAAACAACATCTTCAGCAGTAAACGAATTAGAAGTAACTAACGCTGCAACAGGTAATCCACCAATCTTAGGTGCGAGTGGAGAAACAAACGTTGATGTTCACATAAAACCAAAAGGCACTGGAGAAACTAGAATTGGAACAGGATCTGCTGCTGCAACTCTAACAACTGATGGTGCGCACGATCTTGTTTTAGATACTAACTCAGGATCAAACTCTGGTAATATTACAATTACAGATGGGTCAAATGGAAACATAACAATATCTCCAAACGGAACTGGTGTTGCTCAAGCAGTAGACGGAGGAGACAATACGGCTGCAATTAAGATTGCAGGTAAAGAAACTATTTGGGTTCCAGCAGTTGCTATGTATGCTAACAGTACAAACGGTTGTGCAGATTTAGCACAAACAGAGTTGTCCAACGGACCAGAAATTAAAACTTTAGATTTTGATAAAGACTCAGATGAATTTGCTCAGTTTGCTGTTGCATTTCCTAAATCATGGAACGAAGGCACAGTAACATTCCAAGCATTTTTTACAGCTGATTCTACAAACACAGGTACTGTTTCTTGGGGTTTATCTGGTGTTGCTATTGCAGATGATGATTCTTGTAATACAGCTTTTGGTACACAAGTTGCACCAACAGCAAAAGCTCACAGTGGGACAGCAAACGATTTAGATGTTACAGCAGAAAGTGGTGCAGTAACTATTGCAGGTTCACCTAGCACAGATGAACAGGTGTTCTTTCAAATATCAAGAGATGTGTCAGAAGATAGTTTAACAGCTGATGCAAAACTTTTAGGTATCAAGTTATTCTTTACTACTGACGCAGCTAACGACGTATAAGGAGAATACACATGAGAAAAATTGACAATCCATTAGTCATAGATGGTAAAGGTTCAAATAAAAAAAGATCAACAAGAGGAAGATCCTTTGGTTATAATGTCTTAGGATTTGGATCTGGAGGATCAAATCCAACTATTAGATTCCTAGTTGTCGGTGGTGGCGGCGGAGGCGGATTTGGAAATCCAGCTTCTGGCGGCGGAGGAGCCGGCGCGGGCGGATTTAGAACTGCCGAAGATGCTTATCCAGCACCAGGTCAAACTATTACAGTTACAATTGGTAGCGGTGGAGCAGGCTCAAATGGTGGTAACCCCTACAATGCAGGCCAACAATCGGCCGTACAAGGCGCAGGATTCACGATAGCGTCGGCAGGGGGTGCAGGAGGCGCAGGAGGAGGAAACGCTCTTAACGGGGCTGATGGGGCCTCTGGAAGCGGTAATTCTACGTTTGGAGGACAAGCGGGACAAGGAAACGTACCTGCTACAACTCCACCACAAGGTTTCGATGGAGGAACATCAAATCAACCGGCTGGATCCGGTGGCGGTGGCGGCGGAGTTGGAGTCGGTGGCGGCGGCCCGGGCGGTCAAGACGATATTCAAGTTATAGGTCAACAAGTTACATTTGCAGCAGGTGGCGCAGGAGGATTACATGGTGCTAATGTTTCTGGTCAAGGAGCTTCATCAAATACAGGAAGCGGCGGTGGCGGAGGTTCCGGAAGACCTCATGCACCTCAGAATGGTAACTCCGGTGGTAGCGGAGGATCGGGCGTTGTTATAATAAGAGTTCCTACTTCTAAATTTACAAACCAAACTACTGGATCTCCAACAGTTACAACTGATGGCGGACACAAAGTTATGAAATTTACAGGTGGGGGATCGTATACAACGTAATGGCACACTTCGTAAAATTAGATGACGACAATATTGTTGTAGATAAGGTTGTTGTAAACAACGACGTTATTCTTGATGATAGTGGCAATGAACAAGAGTCTTTAGGTATTCAATTTTTAAGAGACTTATATAATGATCAATCAGCTACTTGGGTTCAAACTTCATACAATGCAAACTTTAGACATAAATTTGCAGACCTACAAGATAAGTATCACGCAGATATAGATGAATTCAGACAACAAAAACCTGTAGACAATCCTTCTTTTGTTTATAATGAAACTACAAAATGTTGGATGCCACCTAGTGATCCACCTCAAGATGGACCTAGTTATGTATGGGACGAAGCTTCTACATCATGGGTTTTATCAGAAATACAAACTCACCCTGATCATTTAGATAAAGGAACTAATACTAAAGCTTTTGATCCTAACTCTAGCGATCTTTATTTTCCTGACTAAGTCTAGACAAAAATAATATTTTTGTTATAACTTACTTAGATGAAAGCTAAGAAAGTTCATTTTAATATTGGTTATTTTAGAAGTGGTCAAACACTTTTAAGATCTATTATTAGTCAAAATCCAAATTTTCACATGACGCCTAATTCTATTACGGCAGAAATAATGTATAGAATATTTAGCATTCAAGAACTTCAAATATACCGTGAGCTGTCTGACTATGAAGCTTTAAGAAGAACTATAAAACAAGTTTTTAATTTATACTATGAACCCATAGAAGCTGAGTATATTTTAGACCAAGGCTCGTGGGGAACTCCTGATAATTATGAAATTTTAAGAGAATGTAATTTTACACCTCCAGGTAAGTTTATATGTCTAGTTAGACCACTACAAGAAATTATATCGTCGTGGGTTAAATTTGATAAACCAAAAGATGTAGAAGCTTATGTTGATTTTAATATGGGAGAGTATGGAAGAATAGGAAATACTAACCTATGCATTGATAATGTAAATGCAAGAAACGCACCTAGTTTAAAATTTATACATTACTATGATCTTTGTGAAAGACCTGAAGAAGTAATGAAAGCTATTTATAAACATTTAGAAATACCATATTTTAAACATAGATTTACAAACTTAGACCAACCTGGAACAGTGGCTGAGTTATCAAAGTTTCCTGATTTAATTACAATAAGGACAGATAAAATAAATCGTGTTGAATATGATTACAACGAATTCTGCCCACCAAGTTTACTAGAAAGATATGGTCCATTAAATGAAGCTATTAAAAGATATTGCGTCAAAGCACGTAGCAAACTTACTGATTAATAATCACATTGTTGCAATCTATCAAGGAAGATCTGAGGCTGGTCCAAGAGCTTTAGGTAATAGATCTTTTTTAATGTCTCCTATGAATAAAGATAACAAAAACATTATGAATGTAATGAAAGGTCGAGAGATGTTTAGACCTTTAGCGGCTAGTGTGTTGCAACAAGAAGCAAGTAAATGGTTTGATATGTTAGGTATGGAAGAATCTCCTTACATGACTTTTTCTTTTAAATGCATTGGTGATAAAGATTTAATTCCTGCAGTAATACACGAAGACGGTTCTTGTAGAATACAAACTGTAACTAAAAAACAAAATGAAAATTATTATAAAATAATAGAGAGTTTTTATAAGAAAACTAAAGTGCCTATGTTATTAAATACATCTTTTAATTTAGCAGGAGATGCTCTGGTTGAAACACCAGAAGATGCATTAGAAACATTTAAAAAAAGCAAAATTAATTATTTATATTTTCCAGAAGAAAGATTTTTATGCGAAAAACCGTAGCCATAACTTTAGCAGGACACGATGCATCTATGTGTATATTAGATGATTATAAAATAAATACTTTTGTACAAGAAGAAAGATTAAATAGAAAGAAACACTCTTCTGTTCTTGATGATAAATTATTAGAATTATTGCCAGACGATATAGAAGATTTAATTTTAGTAAATTTTTATGATCAATGGAAAATAGATAAAGTATTAAAAAAGATAAAAAAAGTAAAAACAATAATTGTTGATGATGAAAATCATCATTTATATCATGCAGCATCCGCTCTGTATTTGTCTAATTTTAAAAATGCAACTTGTTTAGTCATAGACGGTTGCTCTTCC